ATGAAGGACTTAATCGACAGCTGCAAATCAGCAAGAGGCGGAGCACCAGAAGGTAACCATAACGCAAAGAAAACAACCGAAACAACCCAAAACAAAGAAAACAACCTAAACAACATTGTTTTTAATGAAACGACCGAAACAACCCTTAATAATGATAATGGGAATGGTAATGATAAGGTTAAGGAAAATGATAACACACAATCACAAAGCGAAGAAGAACCAGCAGGAAATGTGCGTGTGCCTGCCTACATTCAAGACCCAATAATAAAAATCGACAAAGGACTCCCAGGAAGATTATACGCAGCAATAGTGAACCACAATGCAAATACAGAAAAAGAGCGTAAAGTCCCGGTTTCAAATAATGTTTTTAATTTTTCAAGTAAAGAAATGCGGGAGCTTTTCAGCACAATAGGACGTGAAGAAGCTCCAAAACGAATCGAGGCTGCCCTTCAGAACTTCCTCAAGGTTTGCAAGAGCGACACCTGGCAGAAATCGCACAGCTGGTCCACATTCTGCAAGCATTACACAGACTACACGCCGGAGTTTTTCACTCTGGAACGTTACCTCAATGCGGAGCCGCAGACAGACGACGCCAGTAAGAAGCCCGAAAACGCGTTCTTTTTTGCGCACAAAGATGATCCAGAATTCCACGTCGAGACCTTCCAGAAGCACATCGACGACTGGAAAGCAGAAGGACGCCCAGACGGCGCGGCATATTTAGAGCTTCAGAACAAGTGGGAGGCAGAACATGCTGATTAACAAACTGCGTGACTATTACGGTTTCCCGGACAAAGAGCAGATAGACTACATCACCCGCTCCACCCAGGGAATGAGCGAAGAACTCCAGGACGACATAGCGACCAAGATAATTGAGGCGCGACCAAAGTCCCGAGGTTTCCCGGACATTTCATACCTTGCCAGGTTTCTGAACGATAACAAGGGAAAGCGAAAAATTAGTTTTTATTGGGCCGTTTGCGACGACTGCAAGAGCGAGTATGACTACCGGTTCATACAGTGCCCGGTTTGTTTCAAGAACGGCAAGAAGAACAGCGGTTACAAAGTTCGCACTAGCGACCAGGGAATACCGGCAAAGGTGATCCGCTGGAACCAGCCGACACTGAACGACGATGGCAAAGGGACTTACTGCGTAAGCTGCCCGAACCGTGAACAAGGTTTTTGTTTGAAATTCGGCGACCCGGACAAGCAGTGCAGCCGCGAAGAATTCGAGTACTGCGAATGCAAAAAATGCTGCAGTTTCCACAAAAAGCTAAACATGCAGGTAAAAAAATGACAACAGCCGAGAGAGAGAAATACAGACAACTAAAGCAACAACTGCTGCCGTTTGATTTCTGGGAAGAAGAAAGGCAGGAAGCTGCAAGACGCCAGCAGGAGCAGACAGACAGACTGCCACACTTTCCCAATCCCAGGAACGACAACGAGTACCTGCTCGAATGTCAATGGCAATACAGGCACGGAGACGACACGGCACTTGTAAAAATGTACAAACGGGCCAAGACGCTGGGCCTTAAGTTCATAAACGCCATCGGCCAGAGCAATCGTCACGTAAAGGCTCTGCCCTACGAATCAAAGAAGATCAAAGCGGAGGACGCGGCAACTTACATGATAGAGCAATACATCAAGCGGCCAGACTTTGAGATAACAAAAAACTTTCCAGGCTATCTTTTTTTGAGAATAGCGCATGAGCTCTACTACAGAAGGAAGGTAGACAAGGTGGTAGATTTTGTCGACCTGCAGAAGTTCCTCAAAGAAGGATACGACGACAAGGACGACGAGCTGATCAGCCAGAGCGAAGACGAATGCCTGCTGGGCACCAGGGACGTGATCCAGTACGAGTACCAGGAGGAAGCCGAGAGCGAGGAAGACCAGGAACAAAAAGAAGCTAAAGCATTTTATATGTGGAAACAAAAACAAAAAGCAGGAGGAAGCAAATGAGCATAGGAACGGCAATCGGAACAATAATCGGCGCGGTCTTAGGGCTGGCAATTTGTCTGGTAATTCATTATTGGAACAAGGTAAACAAAGAATAAGATAGGAGATAAAAGAAAAATGACTAAAGACGAAATGAAAAACAGAATAAGCCTTGCACTTAAAGACCCGATACTGCAACAAGGCTTTGAGGTTATCTGTAAAGACCTTGCAGACCTTGAAAAACAGTTAGCAATATCTGAACACGACAGAGAACACAATGATTATGAACTCACAGAAGTTTATAAAAAGATTACAGACCTTGAAAAAGAAAACGCAGAACTTGTTCAAGAAAAATACAATCTCGAATACAAGATAGAAAATCTTGAAAACAAGATAGAACATCATCAAGAGGTTATTGATACTTTTAAGAAAATAAATGCATACCTTGAAAAAGAAAACGCAGAACTGAAAAAAGAAAACGCTGTATTGAAAGGTGTAGCAAATAGCGTGTTAGATAATTGGTGCAAAGGGAATGACCCTTGTCCACACCTTAAAAAGCGAGATGACCAACTCACCAAAGCAAAAGAAATAATTAAAAAGTTATATTCACACGTTTTTCAAGGTATGGGTTTTATGGAACTTAATGATTTTAATGTCCAAAAAGCAGAAACAGAGCAATTCTTAAGCGAGGTAGAAAAATGATTGAAGGTGGAGAATTAGTAGAGTACGAGGCTTGTGAAGTTCCTATTTCAGTAATTAAACAAATGATTAAAAACGAAACATGGAAAGGTTCTCTAGAGGAAGAAGAAGTTTTATATGATTTACAGAATGGTTTGTATTCTGAAAAGTACGCAAAGAAAGTAAAAAAGATTTTAAGCGAGGTGGAGAAATGACAATCGAAAACATCGAACAGAACCAGAGGGAAGTCAAACGAACCGAGCGCGGCTGGGCCGGACATTTCTGCGCTTCCGACAATTGCAGGTTCAGACGAAACACCCTGCTCGAGTGCGGCGAGACAAAGGTTGTTGTTTCTACCGTTGGCAATTACCACGACAGCAACGGCAAGTACGACCAGGTCGGAGTCGGCAGAGATTACGAAACAATGGCCTTTCACGTAGACCCGGAGAGTGGCGACTATAAAGACATAGACTCCGGCCGCCAGATTTTGTTTGACGCACCAGGCGCATACCTGGTGAAACACGGCGACAAGTTTGTGGACTACATAGCAAACGACATGCACGAAGCGGTGGTCAAAGAGATTACAGAAAAGCTGCAGAAAGGCGAAACGTTCCAAACTTTCTAGCAGGAGGAAGAAGCATGATCCGCATTTACCTCTCCGGACCGATTACCGGCCTTTCAGAAGAAGAGTACACTCGCCGCTTTGCCACCGCAGAGCGACACTACGAAGCAGCAGGCTATGAGGTTGTAAACCCGGTCACCATAGGCCAGGAGCTCCGACGAGGAAAACCAGAGGTAACCTACGCCGACTACATGGCAGCCGACCTGGAAGCAATGCGCGACTGCACACACATCGCCCTGCTCGAAGGCTGGGAGCAAAGCCCAGGAGCACAATGCGAGAAGCGCGAGGCTTTGAAGCTCGGACTTGAAATAATGCAGTACAGGGAAATAGGAGGAAGGAAATGATATTCCCAGAAGAAATGAAAATCGAAGCTGCAGAGGCTTACAGACAGAACATCCTGGTCCCAGGATTTGAACACGTCAACAGAAACGACTGGATAAACGCCTGGTGCTGTGGAGTTACATATCAGATTAAAAAGCAGCAGGAAGAAGGTTGGCAGTATTTACCAGGAGAGCCAGGAGGAAAGAAATAATGGGACTTCAAATAAGGCCTATTACGCTTAAAGAAGCAAATGCATACGTAGAGAAGAACCACAGGCACCATAGAGCAACAGTAGGCTGTAAATTTTCGATTTCATGTTACAAAGAAAAACAACTGGTAGGCGTAGCAATCTGCGGCCGGCCAGTTTCCAGATACCTGGACAATGGCGAAACATTAGAAATAAATAGAGTTTGTACGGACGGAACAAAGAATGCCTGCTCCATGCTTTACGGCGCATGCGTAAGAATTGCAAGAGACATGGGATACAAGAAAGTAATTACATACATCTTGGAATCAGAGGACGGGACGAGCCTTAGAGCTGCAAACTTTATTCTTGAACAAGAGCAAGCCGGAGGGACCCACTGGACCGGCTGCAGAGACCTGCAGCAAGAACTCCCATTCGAATTAAAAAAGAGATACGTTTTTTTTATAAGAAAAACGAGAGGCTAACAGCCAGGAGGAAGGAAATGACAAAGAAAATTAAAGTAGTCCTTACTTGCTTTAAACAAACTTCTTACGAGGATTGTACACACTTTTTCAAGACCGTAGAGATTGAGGTGCCTTGTGAAGAAAACGAAGAATGGCACGTCTGCGGAGAAGAATACCAAGAACAAACAACAGTATCGGAGGAAGGAAATGACAAAGCTGATAAAAAAGATTTTAAGAACAATTGAAATTGAATGGGCCGCCAGGAAAATGGCTCGGCTGGCGAGGAAATCATACAAAGAAGGTTATATTCTTTAATAATTCGCTTGCTTTATTTTCACTATACGTTTATATTGTAATCGTTGGCCAGGGCAAAGGACCTGGGAGGAGATAAACATGAAAAGATACCTTAAAGAGCATTTACAGCCCGCAACAGAATACGCAGATACATACTACTGCAGCATTTCAAAGAACAGCAAGAACCGATACATGGACACGGTAGCAGACAAAATCAAGAACTGGGTAGAAAAGAACGGCGGAACCTTCAAAATAATGTCTGATAAGAAATTCATCGGATACAGAAAAGGATACCTGGTAAAAATAGTCTTCCCAGACTACAATAACAATAAACAGTTAATGGCTGAACTTTAGAGACCACCAAATCGGTGGTCTTTTTTATTGCCCGGGGAAAGCCCGGGAAGGAGAAGAATATGGCAGTAGAAACAAAGACAAAGAACATCAAGTCAATTGAGGTCCAGGAAATGTGCAGAACCATGACACAGTCACAGATAGCAGCACACTACGGAATCACTCCGTCGGCTTTATGGAAATGGGCGCACAGACACAATGTAATCATTACAAAGGTTACCGACTGGGAGATAGCCGAAGGAATATGGAATAAAACACCAAAGCAACTGGCGTCAGAATATAACGTCTGTCTTAATACGATCTACAACCGGCTCAAACGCATGGGAATCTGCACAAAGCAGGACGGCCAGAAATAAGGAGGTAGCAAATGAAGACGATTAAAATTGATGGATTTGAATACAACGTAAAAGACCAGAGCGACTGGACCGACGACTTCAATAAAAACTTTCAACCAGGCGACTACGTAGACCAGGAAATCGTCGACTACTTCCGAGATGTTCTACCACCAAGAAGCATGGGCCCAGGTTACCTGCAGGTCGGCGAACCTTACAGCCATGTGCCGGCCCAGGATGGAAGGTACAGAGCTACATATAACACTTTTACAAAATCGGCTCCCGGCGTTTGGAAATATTGGGGACATTGCATAGCAGGCGAAACAGAACACAGAGGATAGGAGGAAGCGGATGTTTGAACAGTTAGAATTTGACTTTGACACACCGACACTCGAGACCCGCAACGACCGCTGGGTAAAATCAGAAATCCGCAACTGCAACGTCTGCGGGAAAGATTACATTTTATACACCCAGGGCCCGCAGACAGAGCACCAGGAAGCCGGGCCGAATTTCTGCTGCAACGAATGCTGGAAGCTCGGCTTTGTTTTGATCAACCGCGGCGGTCCTTATTTCCACAAGCTCTGCGAGGTAAACGAAATCACAATGGCAGACGTAACGAAGGCGGAGACAGAAGCGACCAGGCGCGAGTTTCCACACCTTCACCGAAGGGACAACCTGGTTAAATAAATAACTATAAAAGCAGAGGTAAAGACAATGGCACTTAAAAATTTATTTGACATGGTAAAAGCAGACAGATATACAGCAGACGGACGCGAGGCCCTCATCAAGGCCCAGGAAGCAGAGACAGAAGACCAGGTATACAACATCGGCGACATTTCCAGAAAAACAGGATTAATGAAGACAGCCAATGGCTGGGTAAAGCCGCCAAAGGGAAAGCAGCCAGGAGCAAAGAACGCCGAAACAAAACACCCCCCAATGGTAATGCCAGAAGGAATGAGCCCTGCGGCATTCATGAAGGCTTGGGAAGACGACGCACAAAAACATGGCTTCAAAAAAGGACAGGGAAATGAATGGAGAGAACATCTCAGAAATGAAGAAGCAGGAAGCAAGTCTGGACGAAAAATGTCAAATGGTGAAATCAGTGAGAGAAAAACAAAAGGAATAAGCGTGGAAGGAATTGGCGAAGGTAAAAGCTTCAAGAATGAAAACGGAGCAAAGATAGACATAACAGGAACCGGCGCCGATGGTTCAATCCAGTTTATGGTTACAACTTCAGAAGGAACAAAGCAATCACATCACGCTAGAAGCAAAGAAGAAATGGAGAGAATTCTCTCGGTGAATGGATACGAGGCAGAAAGCAAGCCTGCAACAGGAAACAACCTCCCAGACATTCCAGATTTCAAAGGAATGGAGAGCGGAGACTACGACAAGAAACTCCGAGCGGAAGGCTGGACCACAGGAGGCTGGGAAGGAAGCGGAACACACGCCTCTGCAATCTTTAAGAAGGGAGACAGGACAATCCGCGTAAACGAAGGTCAACCTGGAAAGATCACTAGCGTGCAGGAAATCAGCAAGCCTGCAGCGGGAAAACTTCCAAGTGGTGTAAAATCAGTCAAAATGGCTTACCCAAGAGAAAAGCTCGACTTCGGGAAGGGACACTACATAGAGCCAAACAGCGAGCCGACAAAAGAGGCAGATGCACTCGTTAGAAACTGGTTTGAGAGCGAAGGAAAAGAAATCCTACCAGATTTATACGTGGTTAACGAAAGCGGAGATGCTAAAGCATTCACCACAAGAGCCGGACTTGTAAACAAACTGAGATACATGATCGCAAACGACAAGCCATATGACCTGGTTTATATTTCAAAGAACGACGCAACATCAGCCCAGGACGCTGCCCCACGCGTTCTCACCGGCGACACTAGAATTCGCGTAAGGAAAGCGTAATGCGCGAGCTGACAGGTTCCACCAGGATCAGAGTTAGAAGACCTCGACCAGAGCTGACCGGAGATACACGAATCCGGCTCAGCCAGGTTAAAGGTTTGAAGGAATGGGTAGAAGACAAACACGACAAAGCAGACTGGGGAACGGTTCGAGAATGGGCTGACGGAAAGCTGCATGTAAAAACGCCACACGGCTGGAAACTTGCCACCCAGGCAGAAGTAAAAAGAGCAAAGAAGGTAGGACCGATAGAGAGCTACACAAAAGTCAGCAGACAAAAAGCAAAGACAAAGCACCCGAGCACAGCAAAGAAAATGCAGAAGCTGACAAACAAAAACGCGATCCACCAGGCCATAGAAGAATTTCAAACAACCCAGGAAGAAAAGAAATACGACCTCGGAAAAATAACGCCAGCAGCAAAGACACGAATAAAGAAGAAGACCGGTCTTGATCCAGAACGCGTAATCCTCGAGACAAGTTCACTCACCCACGCTTTGAAGGATAACCATAATCTGCAACCTGGCGACTTAGACAAAATGAAAGAAATGGTGGATACCTGCACCGACATAACACTAAGTCCCGAGCCAGACAAAAACGGCCAGCCGGTAATTATTTTTAAGCAGCAGGAGTCAAACGGCGTAAACCTTTTAATGGAGTTTAGAGCCGGGAAGTTAGACCTGGAACTGCAGACAGCTTATAGACAAAAAAAAGCACCTAAAAAATAGGTGCTTTAATGCGGCTGCGGGAAACGTCCGAAACGTTGAATGCCCCAGGCAAACTCCTCGATCCACAACTCCATGTTAGCTCTGAACGAAACTAAAATCAAGTTATTTTTTTTCAGAACAAAAATGACTATAAAGACGGAGGCAAACAAAATGACATTTGGGGAAGCAATCGAAGCATTGAAAAGCGGCCAGAAGGTATGCCGCAAAGGATGGAACGGTAAAGGAATCTACATCGAGTTACAGAGACCAGACGAACACTCGAAAATGACACAGCCGTACATTTACATCGTAACAACAGGGCTCCAATCGGATAACCCATCAGCGCCACGCGGAGTAGTTCCGTGGCTCGCGAGCCAGACAGACATGCTCGCAGAAGACTGGCAGCTTTATTAAAACCGAGAAGGAAGCACAAATGAAGAAATGCACAGTATGCGGAAAGCAGGTCGACCGGCTTAATTACGGCGACCTTAAAATCAGAGAAATAACACAGATTGAAGTGCTCGGCGAGAAAGTCAAGAGCAAGAACACCACCCTCAACCTTACGCTCTGCAAAGACTGCAGGACGGAAATCTCCGGAGAAATCGTAAAGAAAGTGCTGGAACGCAAGGAAGTCGGATGCAGCGGCAAGTGCGCAGAATGCGACGGCGCCAGAATATAAAAACAAGGAAGGAAGCAAATGAAACAAACAACAACAGAAGTAATTAACAAACTCACAATTGAGTACAACGAACTGGCAGGTCGAATCGGCTCGCTTGAACGTTTTGTGATCAGCAAAGACTACCAGGAAGTAACACAAACTCAAAAGCAGCTCCTGTTAGACCAGCACTCAATCATGGAAATGTACAAAAAGACATTACTAAAACGGCTTTTAAATTTGAGAAACCAGGAATACCAGGCAAACGCAAAATGCTGTCCAGAAGAAGAGTCGGAGGACCTCGATGGAACACCGGCAGATTAATGAAAACTACCAGCGCATAGCAGAGGAACTGCTCGACACCGAGAAGGAGCTGCAGTACATAAAAGACAGCCGCGTCCGCATTGCTTACCTGGAAAGTGACCAGGCAAAGAAGGCAGACGCCGACAAGCTGGTCCTGGGAGAATGCGAGAAGGTCCAGGCAAAGAATAAATGGGCCATTAATTACGACTTCACCATAACCCTATTCAAGAAGAACCTGGTCGGACTTTCAGCAGACCAGATCAGAATTGTAATGTTCCACAAATTACTCCACGTGGGAATCGAACCAGGACCCGAGGGAGACGAAATCTACAGCGTGCGCAAACACGACCTGGAAGACTTCAAACTCATCATCGACAAGTACGGCACGGATTGGAGCAAGGCCGTAAGGAAGGGAAAATGATCAATTGGCACACCCCAGAAGAAGAACCAAAACCAATAGGAAGATACGCAGAACAGAGCTATCCACAAATTCCATGCTTAGTCGAAATTATACACATTGGCTACGGCGTTCGTTATTGGAACGTAAAAGAAAAATGCTGGGACGACGAAGCCTGCGACGATTACTGCTGCGATATGGATAAGGTAAAAAGATGGGCTTATATCGAGGAGGAAGCATGATCAAGATTAAATGCGAGACAAAGGACGTCCTCGAATTTTCTGCAATAACAGACTTCCAGGGAAACCTTAAAGCGAGAGACGACGCAGACTTTGAAAAGATAGAACGCAGCATTAAAAAACACGGCTTTTCTTTTCCTTTCTTTATTTGGAAGAAGGGAAAGATAAACTACTGCCTGGACGGCCACGGACGCCTGGGAGCGCTGCAGAGACTTGTAGCCGAGGGAGAGAACATCCCGCCTCTTCCGGTAGTTTACGTCAAATGCAAAGACGAGAACGAAGCGAAGGAAATCCTGCTCAAGCTCAATAGCCAGTACGGCCGCATGACAGCAGAAAGCGTGAAGGAATTCCTGGGAGACCTTCAAATAGACTTTGAAGACCTGGCGCTGCCCGACGGCTTCCTGGAACTTTCCACAGACGACGCAATGAAGGACACCAAGGGAGACGACGACGCCCCGGAGGTAGATTACGGAGAGCCAGACAGCAAGCCCGGCGCGGTTTATCAACTCGGGCCACACAGGCTCATGTGCGGAGACAGCACCAGCGCCCAGGACATGGAAAAGCTCATGGACGGAGCAAAGGCTGACCTCATCATTACGGACCCGCCGTACAACGTAGACTACAAAGGCGGAAACGGAAAGAAAATCCAGAACGACAACATGAGCGATAACAAGTTCTTGAACTTCCTCACTGACGCATTTAGAACAATGCTCGGAGCTTTGAAGAACGGCGGTGCCTTTTATATTTGGCACGCAGACAGCGAAGGCTACAACTTCCGGCAGGCAGTAAAGAACTGCAACGGCAGAGTACGCGAATGTTTGATATGGGTAAAGAACAGCCTCGTTCTTGGACGAATGGACTACCACTATCGCCATGAGCCTTGTCTTTATGGCTGGAAGGAAGGCGCCGGCCATTACTGGGAAGGACGCAGAGACCTCTCAACAGTTTTTGATGAGACCAGAGCCGACTGGAAGAAAATGAACAAAGAGCAACTTATCGAGGAATTGAAACGAGTAGACAACGAGATAAAGACCACAATCATATACGAAGACAAGCCGAAGAAGTCCGACGAGCACCCTACAATGAAGCCGGTGCGTTTGTTTGAAAGACTCATGCTCAACAGTAGCAAGGCAGAAGACATAGTGCTGGACCCATTCGGAGGAAGCGGAACCACAATCATCACCGCAGCAAAGACAAACCGCTACGCCCGCGTAATGGAATTAGACCCGCACTACGCAGACGTGATCCGTAAACGCTGGACCACATGGGCCAAAGAGAACGGCGTAGAACCAGGACCAGGAGGACTCGAATAATGGCAAGAGTAGACGATGTAGTATACAGCTACATACACCGGGAAAGAATCGAATGCTACGGTCCAGAGACCAAAAAGCTGATAGAAGAAGCAATCCGCTACGGTTTCCAGCAAGGCGAATCCTTCGGAAAGTACGCAAGATACGCAGGAGAAGTCCAGGAAGAAGTAAACCGCGAGGTTTTCCAGGAAAACGAAACAAGAAAGCTGCAGAAGGTAATAAGAGTAAACTATGACTATCAACCCAAAGAGCTGGAAAAAGCATTAGATACCGGATGGCTCGTAGAAAGAGTTACTCCAATGGGAATAGGAAACACCAAGCTCGAATACATCCTGGAGAAGACCGAAAACCTCGGAAACTCGAAAGCGGTAAAAAATCTGGAGGAATAAAGCATGGCACACAAGATAACCAAAGAACAAATGCTCAAGGCAATCCAGAGCTCCCAGGGCCTCGTTTCAAAGATACAGCGCAAGCTCGAAGCAATCCTCGGCGAAAAGATAAGCTGGGACACCACAGAGAAATGGATACACAAGTGGGAAGAAGCCGAGACGGCCGTAAAGAACGAGAAAGAAGCAATGCTCGACATTGCAGAGAATAACATCTTCAAAGACATGGTCAACGGCGACACGGCCACCAGCAAATGGTACCTGCGCATGAAGGGCAAAGAGCGAGGCTACGAGGACACACCAACAATCCAGGTGACAAACGACGACCCGCTGAAAATCGACATCAGCGGAGAGCCAATGAGCGCAGAGGACCTCGCAGGTTCAGCAGACATCGAGGTAACCGGTGGAGACAAAGAGTAGCCTCATAATTCCAGGAAAGACACAGTTAATAGTCCAGAAGCAACAGGACAAGATAATCCGGCCATTTATTCACCAGCGCCAGATTGTCTCCGCGCCTTACGCTTTCCCGGACGTTTCTTATTTCGAGCTTTGCGGCGGCTACGGCTGCGGGAAGAGTTTCTCAATCGTTTTCATGATCACGGTCCTGGCGAGGCGTTACCAGGGCTGGGACGTTCAGATCGCGCTAAGCTCAACCACAATCACCCTGCTGAATAAAACGGTCATCCTAGACCTGCAGAAGCTATTCAAGAAGAGCGGCTCCAGGTTCGAATACAACCAGAAAGACAACATCCTCACTATAGGCACGGTGCGCTTTTTGCTGATTGCCAGCGGCCAGCCGACAGACATCTACGGACCGAACGTCCATATCACGCTCTGCGACGAGGTCGACGAGCTCCCGGAAATGAAAGCAATCGAAGCGCACAAGGCCCTAAGCGAACGAACCCGACTCACACTCCCAGACGGACGCAAGCCGTTTATTATGTACTTTTCCACGGTTCACGGATACCGCGGGCTTTATAAGATCGTCCAGGAATTGAAGAGCAATAACCTGCCGAACGTTTTAGTACGCGGACTGACAAAGAACAACACCAGACTGGACCCGCAGTACGTTAAAAACCTTTACGCGATATACGACGAGCAAGAGCGCCTGGCATATTTGGAGGGACGATTTGTCAACCTGCATAGCGGCCGCGTTTACGGCAACTACGACGAAGGAACATGCAAATGCGCACCTTTCCCGATTACCCCAGACTACGTGATCCAGATAGGCCAGGACCTCAACAGCGGCTTCTCAAAGCCCGTAGCGGTCGTAAAGAAGGACAAGAAGCTGTACATCATCCGAGGCTGGAGCTTCAAAGAGATTGGAGGCGGCCCGGCTATAATGCGCAGCACTTACCCGCAGCACCAAATCCTATGGTTTCCAGACAGCGCAGGAAAGGAAATCATCAAGGGCTACAAACAAGAGATTATAGACCACGGAATCCAGTGCCGCATAGGAAGCTCGAACCCGCGAATTCTTGATCGCGTGTTTTACATAAACAAGCTCTTCAAAATGGGCCTGCTTTACGTTTTCGATTGCAAAGAGACCCGCGACCTTTCAGAAGCGCTCAAGGTCCGCTCATACAACGACCTGGGCCAGCCGGAGAAAGGAAAGGGAGAGAACGCCCCGGACCATTACTGCGACCCGCTGGAATACGTAATCTACCGAATCGTCCGAAGCGACCCGGACTTTATGCATTTGAAGGAGCTAAGCCGCGAGGCCGTCCAGGAGCACGGCTACCTCAACATAGCAGGCCAGAGCGCGTAACGAACTATAAAAGCAGATTGATTAATAATTAAGGACCACCCGAGGCACCATTACACCACACAGCCGTTGACGGTGGTCCTTTTCGTTAAAAATGACTATAAAAGCATGGCAACGTTTAATAAACTTTTAGAGACAGAGACAAACAGCCACCACAAGGCAATATTTAAAATTATAGCCCGACACGAATCTGCAAACAAAGCAGAGACAGAAGACGGCTATCAGCAGATCGTGCTCGACGCAACAGAGCTTGAATCAATCAAGGAAGAAATGAGCACAATCGTCCAGGACGCAAGAGCTGCAGCCGGAGGCATTCAGACGGCCACAGAAATGCGTCAGCGCTTGATTTCAGACTTCCCGGCAAAGTTACGCGCCCAGGTAGAAGAACGACTCGCAAGAGAGAAGCTGCGCAATAACCCGGGAATCGTTCAGGACGGAGACTACGCAAACCCAGACACAGGAATCGGAACGGCCATAGACCCGGGAATGAAAGTAGAGAGCTTTATCCCGGTTTCAATTCTGCCAGGAGAAGCCACAGCATACTACGCAGGCGGCGGAATCCCAGCCCGCATTATTAACAAGAAAGCCGGCTGCCTTTCACTCGATGGAATCCACTTTGAATGCCCGGACATGGACCCGGACGACATAACAGCCCTGGAAGCATACGCAGAGGAATGCGGATTTAGTGAAGCATATGCCCAGGCCACAACCCAGGCGCTTATTTTTGGTGGCGCGATTTCGTACCCGGTAATCAAGGGAGACAACCCGCTCACCACCCAAATGACACTCGAACAATTAAAGGCCAAGATAGGCAACGAAAAGCACTTTATTAAATACTGGGTAACAGCGGACCGCTGGAACTGTGTATTCGTACCAGATTACAACATCACGGCCCAGGACTACTTATACGCCCGATCGCTTTTCATTCCGCTCGGAGGCGTTCGCGTTTCCACAGAACGTATGGCAATGGTCCGCCCGCAGAAGCTGCCATTCTGGGGAGCAATTCAACAGATGGGATGGGCCACAAGCGACTTTGAAGGCTGGATAAAAGACTTTGAAGCATACCAGATAATGAAAATGTCGCTGCCGATTATGGCCCAGCAGTCGAGCCTCATGTACCACGCAATCCCAGCCGATGGCTTAATCATTGAGAACGGCCCGGACTACGCTAAAAAGTTCTTTGAAGAAAACGAAGCGCAGATGCGCAAATGGAGCATGCTCCACCCTCGCACAATTAACAGCGTAGGAGAAATCAAAATCCTCGACAGAACATACAGCGGATACCAGGACCTCATGAAGCAGGCAGAGCTCGGACTTTGCGCAAGCTCGGGAGTAGCCGAATCAATCCTCTTTGAAGAAAAGGCCACAGGACTGGCAAGCGACAACAGAGAGGACGTAACGCTCAAGCAGAGCGAAATGATCCGCTTACTTTTCAACAACGTAGCGCCAGCCTTCAAGAACTGCATAGAGCTTCTTGTCTGCTCTTGTTTTGGAGCAAACAGCGAACAGGCAGCCCTGGCAAAGAAGGTGCGAATCAAGGCCGATAACGGCTTTGTACTTTCAGAGACAGACAAGGCCCAGCTCGGCCAGGCTTTCACAGCAATGGCCGGACAATTTGTAGCAATGGGAGTACCGCTCACAGAAGCAATCAAGGTAGCCCAGAAGTTCGTACCAAGCGCCGAAATCGACGAAGACACAATGAATGCGCTCGGAGCTGGAGAAGCCGAAGGAATGGACGAACAGATGTGGGAAAGCATGAACCAGGGCCGAGACATGGACCAGGCCGAAGGTTTCCCGCCAGAAGCATAAAAACAAGGAAGGAAGCATGACAGAATTATTCAAACGCATACTGCAGAAGAAAAAAGAATCGGGCAAGTCCTGGGACGAAATAACCCACGAAGCTCAAATCCGCCTCGGTTCCTGGATGACAGGCCTACCGACAAGCAAGCCGACCGACGAGGAACTGAAGAAGCTCGCTCCGGTTTTGAATACAACTTACGAGTATTTAAAGAATGGCAAATAACTACCCTTTCCAGAGAAACGGATACATCTACTCAAAAAACACCAGCGCAGGCTTTCTGCGAATGAAGCGCCAGGGAATACCGCGGCCGCTTTATTCCATCCAGGACAAGCTCGCGGCTGTTTTGCGATCCAGGTATAGAGCACTGACAAGGAAGCTGCTGCGGGACCTTCGCACACAATGCCAGGCAAGTAACATCACCCTGGACGCCGCGCCGGAGGACGATACACTCGACAGCCTGCTGAAATTCTTTGACGAAATGAAAAAAGAGTTTGAAAAGCAGCAGGAAAAAAACGAAAAAGCAATCGGCCGCATAAACCTTAACACAGTAGCAAACACCCTGGAGCACCAATGGCTGGAAGAAGACCAGGAAGAAGAATCGGAATACTTCGTAAAGAAAATGGACGACGTACTAAAGACCGAACAAAAAGATTATTTGAAACGCCTGCTCGGAGACGCGGACGGAAAGACGGCCCAGATACTGCAGAGCTTCGCAATCGACAAACAGCAATTCTTTAATGAGAACATGGACGCGGTCCGCAAGCTGTACCTCGACAATTCCATCCAGCGCATACGATACGAAGAAGAAGACATCAAGCGCCGAATCCTGCAAAAGATAATCGACTACGCAACCGGCAAGAGCGACGAGCTGAACCTCACCGATTTAGTCAAAGAAGCGTACACCAGCACGGACCACCTGGCGCGGTTGTTTGCCAGGGACCAAATGCAGAGGTTCAACAAGGCCTGCACCCTTTCAACTTTCAGAAGCGCAGGCGTTACAAAAGTGAAATGGGTAACCGTCGGAGACGTTCGCGTCCGCAAGAGCCACAAGGCCCTTAACGGCCAGGTATTCGACATAAACAACCTGCCGCGAGAAGTGGATGACTACAATTGCCGCTGCGGTTTAGTGCCCGTCGAATGGGCTGATTAGGAGGAAGCATGCTAAGATTTCAGATTTTAGGCGAAACGCCTAGCAAGAAGAACAGCAAGGTACGTACCAGGGCCGGAAAGATGATACCGAGCAAGGCACACGAAAAATGGCACAACGACGCTCTGCTGCAGCTCAATACCCAAATATGTCGTATGGCCCCGGACATGCCAAACATGATAGAAGAGCCGGTGTCGATTACGCTCACCTTTTACCACGGAGACCAGGTGCGACGCGATAGTGACAACCAGGCCGCGTCAATTATGGACTTGCTCCAGGACGCGAAAATACTCGCCGACGACCGCTGGCAGATCGTGCGCATTTTGAACATTTACAACCATTTCGACAAGGGCAACGCCCGGTGCCTTATCGAGATAAACGAACTATAAAGCAGGAGGCGCGTATGGATTACGAGTCAAAGGTCGAAGCAATGGAGCAAAGAGTAGCAACAATGGAGATCGACATCAAAGAAATAAAAACAGACGTAAAGAGCATGCCAGAACAGATAGCACAGCGAGTAAATGAGAGCATAGACATGAAAATCAAGCTCGCAATTTCAGAGACCGAAAAGAAGTACCAGGCAAAGCTCATCGGACTGCTACTCGCGATAATTGGCGAAGGCGTAGGCCTTGTTATTTCATTTTTGAAGTAAGCGGAGGAAGGAAGCATGACCCTCGAAGAATTCGTAAAAAAATACAACGGCAAGAAGGTTGACTACGACAACGCATATGGAGCGCAATGCGTGGACCTTTTCAGACAGTACACAAAGGAAGCGCTAAGCATTCCAGAGCATACCGGGCCATGCGCAACTAGCGGAGGCGCTAAAGACCTTTTCCTGGATTACAATAAAATGCCGATTGAAAAAAAGTACTTTATCCGAAGCACCCAGAAGAACTGGATACCCGGCGACGTTTTGATATGGGACCAGAGCCCGACAAACAAATACGGCCACGTCGCAATTTTTCTGGCCAAGCTGGGAAACAGTCTGCTAGTTTTCGAGCAGAACGGAATCACCCAGGCAGGAGCGGAAATCCAGGTACGGACCCGCGACAACCTGCTCGGTTATTTAAGAAAAAGATAGGAGGAAGCAAATGAAAATGAAAAGCGTTTCACTTTTAGTGAAAATCTTATTAATTGCCGCAGGCTTTGCGCTCTGCGTTTTGAAATGGTGCGGAAAGCTCCCGGAGGCCGACGTCGGTGAGATTTGGAAATCAATAGCCTTTGCATACGGCGTAGGCCTTGGAACAATTGATTTTAATATTTGCCGCGACAACTGGGTAGAAAAGAAAACTCCCACCGAAGGAGGCAACGAATGAATCCAATAACCCCGTGGCTTGTTTGTTTTGCGCTGCTGGTGATTTTGGTATTTGTGGCTTATGCGGCTATAAAGAAATTGTTCAAGAAGGACCAGGAGATAAAGCTCCTGGAAGGCGAAGTCCAGAAGCAGAAGCAGAACATGGCGTACCTGGTAAAACACGGCCAGGAAATCGCGCAGATTGAAAAGGACCAGGACAAGGTCCAGGAGGAAATCCGAAATGCAAAAAGCGATGAAGAAGTGGCTGATATTATTAATGCCATTATTAACATTAACAATTCAAAGCTGTGCCAGCAAACCAAAGACTGAAATAATACTGCCACCACAACCCCAGCGCAGGGAAATGCCCGAAGTAAAGACCATGGCCGACGCTGCTACAGTAATTAATTATTACGAGCACCTGGTCCAGGAATGGGAAGCCTGGGGAGACAAGGCAGAACGCTTAATAAGTGAAAATCCGTAACGGCCCGGATAAAGACCGCTACGGCCCCGGTTACAGCTTCCTAGCCGGTCGCCGTTTTTTCAGAGGAAGCACGGTCATATATTACTCCTTATCAATGCCCGCGGGACCAACCACCCGCGGGTTCTTTTTTTTTAATTTTTTTTTCAAAAACCCCCAGGTTCAAATAACTATAAAGATAAGTATTCATACTTGCTAACTTTTCCATACACCCGAGGGAGGTGCCCCTCATCCGCTTCTCTCGGGTTCTTTTTTAGGACGAAACGAATGGCAGAATTGAAAAACATACGAATAGCAGTAAGCGGAATCTACGACTACGCGCTCGAAGAAATTCCGACCTTAAGAATTCCAATGCCAGGACGCGGAGCGCCCGACTGGGTAGAAGAAAAGCGCCTTTATAAAGTTTACAGACCAGCAACAGTGCTGGCCGTAGCGTGCCCGAAGTTTTCAAACCTTCCAATGACACACCACCACCCGAAGGCTCCGGTAGATGGTCAGAACTTCCGGGGCTTTGCAATCGGCTGGACCGGAGAGCACCCGGAGGTAGACTACATCGACGAAACAAACGAAGTGGGAATCAGAAGCACCTGCATGCTTTACGACGACGAAGCGCTCCAGGCATACCAGAACGGAGAAATACAACTTAGCCCGGGATACGTGGCAGACTTTGAATGGCAAAAAGGAACAATGCCGGACGGCCAGGAATACGACATTATCATGAAACGAATCACCGACGTCAACCACCTGGCGCTTTTACCCGCAGGACGCGGCGGAGAGTACGCCGTAGTGCTGGACCAGGCTCCGCAGAGAAAAACGGTCTTTGATATAGCCACAAGCAAAAATGTATTTGACGTAGCCCGCAGAAGAAAGTGGGCCCAGAAATAACTATAAAGGCAGGAGGAACAACCAATGGCAAACAGTGCGTCATGGCACAACGTCTACAAGCGCATTAATGCAAAGCGCAAAGAAGCAGGTCTCACATGGGGACAGCTTGCAAGCAAGGCGGGAATTAAAGTAGGCACCTGGATGACCGGACTTCCGATCAGCCACCCGACAGAAGAAGAAGTGCACAAGATAGCGGTCGTGCCAGAAATGAACACGACATACGCTTATTTGAGATACGGAATCACCGATTTATCGGAACTTGAATAAAGGGAGGAACGAAATATGAGCAAAAAAATCTGTGGATTTATCCAGACATGCGTAATAGCAGTCGGAATGGTAGCGGAAGCCGCAGCGCTGACATTTAAGCCACCGCTCTATGGTGCAATTGCTGCAGCAATCGGTATAGCCGTACCAGCAATTAATGACATTCTGCTTCTTTTCGTAAAAGACAAAGAAGCAAAAAAATAGGAGTTTAACATGGGATTGTTAACCGGATTATTCCGTGCAGCAAGAAAGCGCACTCTTACTACAGATAACGATATGGGAATGTTCCGCGAAAAACTCACAGAACTTGTCGAGAAGAAAGCAGAACTCCCAGACGAAGAAGTAGCAAAGCGCGTGGACGAGCTGAAGGAAATGACAGTCGACCTGCCAGAGAGCGAGGACAAATCAAAACTTGACCTTTATCTCGAAGACATGAAGTCAGTAAAAGAACAGGACGACGCGACAGCCAAAGAGGCTGCCTCAATGGTTTCTGACCTCTTCGAAAAACTCGACACAGAGGCCATGAAAGAATCACCAGACGCACCTGCAGGCGAAGAAACAACTGAAACAGTCGAAGAGACTGCAACAGAAGAAACACCGCTCGTAGAAAGCGAAGCAGCACCAGAAGCAACTGAGGCCGTAGAGGAAACAGTCGCTAAAGAGGAAGAAGCAGAGGATGCAGACCCTAACCCAGAGTACTCACTCGAGGAAATCTACCAGTTCTGCAAAAGACGCAGAGAGGAAGACGAGGCTGCAGCTGCAGAAGACGCCGCATGTGCTGAAGACAGCGCAGAGGAAGTCGAAGAAGAAAAAGAGGAAGACGAGGAAGAAGAAGTCGTAGCAGACCACGCTCCACGTATTCCGGTAACCATGAACGGAACACCAGCAGCAAAGGGAAGCCTGGCTGACATGTTCAACACACTCAAAGAAGGAGGAAGATAGAATGGACTCTAATCTTTCATTAGGAATCGGGTTCAAAGGCCAGCTTAAACTCAACGCACAGGCAGTGCCAATGCAGGAAGGCTACCTCAAGCTCGGTGGAATCGTAGACGCAACTAACCAGTCAAGTGGTTTGAGTTTTGGTGTTGTAGTTTCAGCACCAGCAACAGACCCAACTGCTATCGTAGCAGGAAATGGCGGCTCAAACGTTACCCGCGGAATTTCAGTATTTGACGACGCAATCGCGCAAAACGCGCTCGGTCACCCAGGCAAGTACCTCGCAGGCATGCCATGCGCATTTATTGCAAAGGGCCTTGTAAAAATGCAGAGCTGGGAAACAGGAAAGGACCCAGTAATTGGATACAAAGTACAGTACGCAAATTCAACAGGCGTTATCGGCTTTGTATCATCATCAGCAGACGCAAGCCACACACTGCTCGCAGGAGCAACAGTAGTCGAAGTAACAGACGACGGCGCATACGTATGGCTCGGCTAAGGTAGGAGACGGACATGAGAATAGATTGTTCAGAAGAGTTTAGGAAACTCGGCAAACTTGCTGACCGCATGATCAGCCGCAACGGAAACGCTGCAAACATCCTCCGCGACGCAACTCTCCAGATTGGACGCGCAGACGATCCACACTTCGGTGTGCCAGCCTCAGCCGTAACAAATCCAATCTTTGTAGGCGACAGCGCCGCAATTGGAAACAAAGTAGGACTTACACCAGAACTTGAAGCGCTCTACAAAAAGAACGCAATGGGAGTAGACATCCGCCCACGCTTCAATGCAAGAAGCGGAAAATACGACATGGTATTCCAGAAGAGCGGAATCAAAGAGTACGTAGGCGACTCTGGTGAATTGATCGCAGCCCAGGCAATCAGCCCATGGAACGCTTCATACTTCCCAGAGCTCTTTAAACAGCCTCTTCTTTACAGCCACGCACGTGACCTCGTAAAGAGAATGGGCGGAACAAACCCATGGGGAGAAGTTCAGAACCTGGCCCTCGCTGCTTATAGCGGATGGGGACTCATTGATGCCGCAGGTACAGTCGCTGCTAACTTGAAGCAGAACGTAAACGTACAGGGCGGAATGATGACAAGCGCCGTCATCAACATTAAGGTTTTCTACAACTTCACAGTTGAAGAAATGGAACGCGCAAAGGGAGGCTCAGACAATCCATTTGCAGGTTCGTTGATGGCTGAAAAGCAGCGCTACGCTCAGTACGTAATCGACATGATCACCGATTACCTCACTTATTACGGAAACGAAGAGACAAACACTCTCGGACTTTTCGACATCAACGGTGAGACAACCTGGGCAGGCCAGACACTCGAGGAAATCGCTGCAGACGACTCGAACACAAACAAAGGCTACACAATGTACAAACAGCTCGCTAAAGCCATCACAGACTTTATGGGAGCTTCACAGAATAAGTTTGACATTGTACGCGTAGCAATGGCACCTGCAGCATACAACCTGCTCACAAGCGTTCCTTATTCGAACACATACGAGCCAAAGTCAGCACTTGCAATCTTTGAAGAGAACTTCAATGCAGGCATGACAAAGAACGGCTCAAAGCCAAAGGTAGAATTCTACAGCGACCCATTCCTGGCAGCAAATACAGAATTCAACTCAAGCCTTTCAGACAAGCTCGTAATCACAGCACCAGAAATCGGTGCCGGTCCAAACGACGAGAAGCAGGACCTTCTCCTTCTTGGCGTTCCTTTGGAGAACTTCACATACCCAGTATATCCAAACAGCTCCGACCAGCAGCACGCAGTGCTCCGCAGATTTGCCGGAGTTTTCGCTCCTGTTGGAATCGCCGTAAAGGTATACACAGGATTTGGAACAACAAAGCGCACAGTCGCTACTCCAACAGCAACACCAGCAGCACCTGCAACATTCGCATCAACACAGAATGTAAAGCTCGCATGTGCAACTGAAGGCGCAGCAATCTACTACACAACAGATGGCTCAGCACCAACAGCAGAAAGCACAGCCTACACATCTGCAGGAATTGACTTGGCAGCAACAACAACTATCAAGGCAATCGCAATCAAAGAAGGCATGTACGACAGTGCCGTATTCAGCGGAACTTATACAAAGTCGTAAGTGACGGATAATCGCAGGACCACCCGGAGGCAACCCCGGTCCCTGCGGTTTATTTTTAATTAGGGAAATTAGCGGAAAATAGCGGTAATTTTCCCTTATTTTTGAGAGGAAGCAGAAACATGAAGAAATTTTATATTCAGAGTTACTATCAGTACCCGGTTACATTTTCGTCAATCGGAAAGACAATCCCAGCTAGAAGCGCCCAGGGAGAACTCCGCAATGTAGCAGAGTTTACAGAAAAAGAAATCGACACACTCGAAAAGCGCGAGCCATTGTACAGAGAGCTCAAGGACAAGAAGAAAATCCGCGTGCTCAACCATTTACCAAGTTCATACGTGCCACCAGCACAGAGAATCAACGAAGCAAACGACGAAGCCGAAAAGCTCCGCAAAGAGCTCGAAGCTGCAAAGGCAAAGATTGCTGAACTTGAAGGTGGCAAGGACACATCTGAGGAAGTCTACAGAGAAGCAGAAGTGGACTACAGTAAATTTGGCTATAAGGAATTGCAGAGCATGGCCAAAGATAAAGGCATAGACCCTAATCAGAAAAAGGCCGTGCTTGTTGCAGAACTTAAGAAAGCAGACGCAGAGCCTATCTTTACCTCTTCGTTTGAAGAATAAAATAAAAGGACGAAGACATGACACGACAGGAATTTAAATTCGCTGACAATTTCCCGAGCCTCACAGACGCGCAGATAACGGCGGCATACGATATCGTGTCGGTCATGTTTTCTGGCGTTCTACAATGCTGGGCAGTGCTCCAGGAACCGATAAGGACCCAGAAGCGCGAGCTCTGCATGAATTTAATACTAGCCTGGTATTTGTTAGACACGAACCCGACAAGCGCCGTCGGAGTTTTAGGAAATGGCGGTATGGCCCTTACTTCAAAAAGTATCGGAGGAACGTCGCTAAGTTTTGCAGACATGGACGCGCAGGAAGGAATCAAACAACTCAACTCTAACGTATTCGGCCAGAAGGCGCTCATGATGATCCAGAGCGCACCGGAGAGGTTCAGCATTTATGCCTAACGCATGGGATAGCGGACTGCGCGTAAACATTCAGAACACCGTGGATACCAGAAAAATCCAGGCACTCGCCCGCAAAGCAGCGGCAAACATCCTGGTCGGTTTCCCGAGCGGAATGCAGCATGTCCCGACTTTCCATAAAAACGAGGACGGCGAATACAGGACCTACGAAGGTGGCGACATTTCAGAGGCAGAACCTATCGAGACAGCAGAGCTCGCAAAGCAGCTAAGCTACGGAACGGCAGACTGCCCGCCGCGACCTTTCCTGGAAGAAGGAATAAGCAGTAAATCCGGGGAGCTGGTAAAAGCGCTCCAGGTTGAAGCAAAGAAGGTCTTAGACGGCGGCCAGGCAAACTGGAACAAAGTAGGAACAATGGCCGTGGGAGCCGTTCAAGAATTTGTAAGAGGCGACTACTACAGGACCAACGTGCCGAACTCGGATAAGACAATCGAGTACAAAGGAAGCGACAAGCCGCTTATAGACGGCGGTAATTTAATACAGAGCCTGCAATTCATAGTGCAGGACGGAGGCAACTAATGGCAGGAGTCTACGGAGATATGCTCCTGGCATGGCCAGAGCAAAATAGAGCGCTCGAGGTTTACGACCAGAACCCGCTGATTAATGCAGGCTGGGACCCGGTCAAAGACCCGCAGAGCGGAGAAATTATAAAGACAACGGTCGTGGGAGTTTTCCAGAACACTCGCGGCGGAGGAATTAAAGACAGCAACGGCAACCAGGTAGACGCAGAAGGCTGCGAGTTTTGGACGCAGACCGAAGACCTGGTGGGGAAATTCTTCCAGAGGAACGGCAAGGTTTATCGCCTTTCAGTACCAGACGACAGCAACTGGAGCTTTGAAGGCGGTTTTTATAGATACGGCGTAGAAAAGGTGGTAGGAAACAATGGAACTGAATCAGACAACGCTGCGTGGAATCTTGGCGGCAATTCTTTCTGTTGATCA